CAGAGACGCAGCGACCGGCGCCAGGTACCACGGGTACAGGATGCCCCGGCGCCGGAAGGCGCCAGGAGCCCGAGACGCCCGCCCCGGAGCCCTGCCCCCGGAAAACACCCTTTGACCAACGCTTTTATATATCGTGCAACTTGCGCGATACGACGATATAGATAAAGCGCATGAGATATGAGCTTTACAGTTTTGAGTTCTTATTCTTTTGAGGGCTTGAAAAACAGGGAATCAATTGACAGAATTCCTTATAAGCTTTTTCCCTGTTTTTTGAGACCGAGAAAAACCGGGGAGTTTGGGGGTGGAAGCCCCCAAGTCAACTGACAGAATACCGCTTATGAGTTAGGGCAATCATCACTGAATATTCACTGAATACTCATGAGCATTCATTGAGGAACCTTCAACCGGGCTGGAAGCACGGGCGGCCACTAAAGCTTGTGCAGGGGGTCACTGGATGTGACTGGCCGCCCAGCAGCGGACTTTCAGGGAGCAGACATCTCCTAACCCCCTTCCTTGCTCACCGCAGGTGCGCTGTTGAATCCCCGTCAACCCCAGTGGCGCGGCTTGTGCCTTTTTTTTGCACAAGGCGTGACACCTACCCCCAACGTCGCTCAGCACCTGGACCCCTATCCGCCGCTTTTTAAACAATCCTTTATTAATAAAACTTTCAGACTGCCCTGACCGTGGCCTGTTCCCTCAACGTATAGACAGCGCATAGCCGTGCCGGAAAACAGTAGTTCATACACCCGCCCGTCACACAGCGCCGACGATCAGCTTTTTGATGGTCGGCGCTGCATGCGCCACAGCCAAGTTTCCGCGTTCCCGTCCTTCTCCCGGTGCTTCGGGTACCGCTTTTCGCGGTTCCCGAAGCAGAGCCATCCGCGCCCAGTAAGCACTTCAACAGGTTTTGAAAACAGTTGGGGTGGCGGGCGGGCATTGTCAGATAATGCTTTTATCCGCTTCTGGCTTTTCGTCCTGGGACTTCCTGTCAAGCTTTCAACCCGCTTCCAGTGGCGTGACCCATGCGGTTTTTTTGCATGGGGCATGCCACCAACTTCCATGTGTCGCGTTCTCCTGTTCTCGATTCCGTCGCTTTTTAATCAATCCTTTGTTAGTAAAAACCTCTTGTTACCCCCAAAGTTGCCGGAAAACAGTTTGACAACAGTTCAGTTTGTCCCCGTGTTCACCTGCCCGTCACCCGGCAACGATGATCGGCTTTTTGATGATCGTTGCCGCACTCCTCAGCCCGCGCCTCCATGTTCCCGTCCTACGTCTCATGCCACCAGTTACCGCGGCCCTTGCGCGGTATCTGGCGGCACGCTCGTCATGTTCACAATTTTTTTTGCTTTTGTCATCGCACTTGCAAAGAGGTCGATTGCAAGTACGAGATATTTCTCTGCGTCGGGATTCGTGCTTTTGGGCACGAATCCCGTGAGCACGTACCGCGCGTTCACAGTTTTTTGCTTTTGTCATTGCAGTTGCACACGATTTCATTGCAACTGCAAAATAGCTCCTGGCGTCGGGTACCGTGCTTTTGGGCACGGTTCCCGTAAGCTCGCACCGGTCGTGGCGGTGTTTTTTTCTGGATCCACCTCTGCCCCATGGAGCGGGATTCGCGCTTTTGTGCGCGAATCCCGTGAACACGTGCTGTACGTCCAGTGCCGTCTTTTGTGCTGGTGCTGTTTTGTCTTATGGAGCGGGTGCCTGGCTTTTGGGCCTGGCCGCCGCGAACACGCACTGGATGTCCCCGTATTTCTTCTGTTCTGTTCTTCGGGCCATGTGAACGGGTACCGAGCTTGTGCGAGGTTCCCGTGAACACGTGACACATGTCCAGGGCCGTCTTTTGTGCCTGTGCTGGTGTCTGTGCTGGTGCTTGTGCTTTTGCTTGTGCGTCCAGTCAACACAGAAAATCGCCTAGGCGCTCCCCGGCTTTATGGGGTGCGCCGTTTGAACCACATAGCGGGCAGCCCGGCTGTTTTCTCGGCGCTTCACAATAGAACATCGCCTAGCCGCTCCCTGGCTTTTTAGGGAGCGGCTGGCCAGCACTGAACGTCCAACCATTGGCCATCTCCTAACCCCTTTCCTTCCGCGTTTTGAATGAAGGCGTCGCATAGAAAATCGCCTAGGCGCTCCCGGGCAGTATCGGGTGCGCCGATCTGCACTGCATGTCGGACTGCGCCGTGGTTTTTCCTTCCCGAGTTTTCAGAAAGGTTGTCGCATAGGCGCTCCCTGGATTTTCAGGGAGCGCCGCAGTGCACCGGCCGTCACTGCTTTTGTTTTTCTTCCGCCGCTCCAAAAGGTCGCCTGTACACCGCTCCCGGCAGTTTGGGTGCGCCTGAAAGCTGCGGCCACATGCTTGTGCTTGAGCTTTTAGGCTTTTTTATCGGAACACCCCTCAACCAGCTCGGGAAAGTCGCCTAGGCGCTCCCGGGCTGTATCGGGAGCGCCGGAGCGGTTTGACCGGGCGGGGTATCATGCACAATCGTGACGCCTGCACGGCTTTTGCTTTTGGGAGCCCCTGGGGGCGGACGGGCGATCTGCCAGGAAGGTTATGCGGAGAGATCAAACAGGTCGCGTAAACCTTGGGGCAAGAAGACATAATGCGTGTTATGTCTAGTGGAGTGAGGGCAGGTTTTTGGGCTGCGTGCTGCGGTTTTTTGCAGCGTGCAGACCAAAAAGCCACGGCTGATAAGAGCTCTTATCAGCCGTGCCGAACGGAACGACTTGACCCAAGGTTTTAAGCGGCCGGTCGCAACCCGTGAAAGTCCATAGGAACCAAGTCACCCGGCGGGCGGGGGATCAAACTGACAGAATACCTTATTCCTCTGCTTTTTCGTCCAGGATGCTTCTCACGCCAGCTCGGCGCGGCTGTAAGGGTCTCCCGGCAGTTTGGGAGACCCTGGAAGTCGCAGGCCGGGCGGGTTCAGAACTCAGGATATCCGCATGCAGGCTTTTTTTTGCTCTCCGCCTTAACCAGCTCGGCGCGGCTGATAGGCGCTCCCTGGCTGTATAGGGAGCGCCGTTAAGTCGTGACGGGCGGTGGATCAAAGCTTCGGCCTCGGCATACAGGCTTTTCTCGTGGTATTCCTCAAAAGGTCGTCTGTAAAACGCTCCCTGGCTGTATAGGGAGCGTTTTACTCATTCTGACCGGAAGCCTTGCCGGCGGGGCTGTATTTTTCAGCAGGCTCCCGCCGGAAGGCAGTCCTTTTCGCGTCACCCCTGAAGAACGTCTGTTAGGCGCTCCCACCAAGCTTGCTTTGTGGGAGCGCCGACACACACACTGACAGAAGACCAGCCGGGCGGTGCTTTTTTCCGCACGGAGGGCAGTCCCGTTCCAGGCCGACACAAAAGGTCGTCGCATAGGCGCTCCCGCCAAGCTTGCTTTGCGGGTGCGCCGTAGCCAGCACAAAACAAAGTCCTGCCGGCGGGGCCTGTGTTTTTCAGCAGGGCTCCCGCCGGAGGGCAGTCACTTCCGATCCCCTCAATAGAACATCGCCGAAGCGCTCCCGCCAAACTTGTTTTGCGGGTGCGTGCAGGCGCACTCCGTCCCCGTCCTTCAGCACACCCATGGTGCGCTCCCTGGCTTGTTCTTTTCTTCTGGTCGCATCACCTCAATAGAACGTCGCCAAAGCGCTCCCCGGCAGTTTGGGGAGCGCTTTGGCATTGCTTCCCCACGTCCAGGTCATGGTTTTTGCTGTTGCTGTTGCGTTAGGGGGGCTGAAGGGAAGTCTTCGGCGGCTTTTTGCCGAAGACCGGAGCGACAGCGGAGCCGGAAGACAACCGACGGCGTCAGCCGGAACGCTCAAAGGCAGAAACTCAGGTAATGCCAATACCAGTATAAGACGAAACACCAACACCCTGGGATCATCAACCACATCCGCCACCACCAATACCCCCACACCCACACAGGGGCGCTAGCGGGGAAGCATAAAAACAACAATACGCCGAGCCGCCACAGCAGTGCGGGTGCTTTTGCTTTTGTTTTTGCCCGGCGAGCCACCCAAAAGAGTAGCGGCGCGGCCTTTGCTGGCTTTTTTGCAAAGGACGTGTCGCCAGCCACGCCGTCAGGTCGCGTCACCGCATAGGCGCTTCAACACCAAAGGACGTTTTATTCACTGAATGTGCAGTCAGTCACCATCAAATTGGCCTTTATCCGCCAGCAGATATGGCAAGCAACAACCAAATGAGTAGCGGCGCGGCCCTTGCGGCTTTTATGCAAGGGGCGTGACGCCTACACCTCACGAGAGAGGTTGCACCATCAAATATCAAATGCTTTTATCCGCTTCGTGGTGGAGCCGAAGGCGACTCCAGGAACAAACTACCGGGCTTGCACCAAATGGCCCAGCGGCGCGACCCTTGCGGTTTTTTTGCAAGGGGCGTGACGCCTGCTCCTTCCGTTCAGGTTGCATCCATGGTACATCATGTGGAGCTGCACCCTGGGCTTCTCACGAATCCATCCGGTTTGTCATAGCTACCCACTTTACATCTAACATCATCAATCATCAACCATTGACATTTCACGCCTTTCCGCTTTTTTTTTTCATTTTTCATGTCATTTTACCCTCATTTCATGTCAAAAATGGGTCCTTTCCACTCATTCAAATCCATACGGGTGCCCTACTTGCACCACTCCCCCAGATTGCCTTGTTTTTTCATTATAACCGATAAGTTACCATCTTAACCGCCCCCCTTGAAAGCATCGGATATTCGCAAATATCGCACTTCCTTCTTCCTGCACACAAAAGCCCCTTTTCCCTGCATTTTAAGCGAATACTGCGAACTGTGTACGGTGCTCAACTTGCGTCCCTGAAAAAATCCTGCATTATTATCGCCATGCCACAGACCCTAACAGAGTTGAATACATTACTTGCTGCTGTAGACGAAGCCATTGCGAACTTGATGTCGGGCGAGCGCGTCATCCGCATTTCAAACGGTGAACGCATGGCCGAATATGGTCAAGCCAAGCTCGGGGATTTACAGGATTACAAGTCCAGCCTCATAGCGGAGATAAACGCCTTGAACAGCAGACCACGACACTTCCGAATATCTACGAGCAAGGGGGTTTAATGGCCTATCTGAAGATATTGGATGCCTCTGGCCGCAAGATCCGCGCTTATACCGCTTTTGAGGGTGCGGGAAACGGCCGGCGCCTGTCGAACTGGGGCACATCCACGTCAGGGCCGAACAGCACACTGTACTCATCCCTCGGGAATCTCCGTTCCCGGTCCCGCGAACTGTCGCGTAATGATCCCCAGATATGCGGGGCACTTGATTGTCTGGTATCCAATATTGTCGGGATGGGAATTTCCCCCCGGTGGCAGCTTGCCGACTCCAAGCTCAAAAAGAGGCTGCAACAACTCTGGTCGGACTGGACGCAGGAAGCGGACGCAGATGGGCTGCTTGATTTTTATGGACTCCAGGCGCTTGCTGCCCGGTCGATCATCGAATCCGGAGAGGTTTTCATTCGGTTTTGCCCGAAGCGCTCGGGAAAAGGGCTTATGGTGCCGCTGCAATTACAGATACTGGAAGCCGATCACCTGGACCACAATTACAATACGATTGCCCCAAACGGCAATGAAATCCGCATGGGTATTGAGTTTGATAAGACAGGTCAACGCAAGGCGTACTGGATGTTCCGGGAGCATCCAGGGGAGACTTTCCTGACCAGTGTTCACCCATATGACCGGATTCGGATTCCGGCACCTGAGATACTTCACGCATTCCAGCCGCTTCGCCCTGGGCAGCAGCGTGGGCGGCCGTGGCTCGCTTCCCTGATCCTGACCATGCACGAGCTGAACCAATTTAATGACGCCGAGCTGGTACGTAAAAAAACAGCAGCCATGTTCGGGGGGTTTATCACACAGCCTTCGGAAGAAGGCAATATGCCCCCACTCTTTGGAAACGAGGGGGATGCGGATGAAACCGGTTCCCCCGTTATCCAGATGGAGCCAGGCACGTTTCCATCGCTTCCTCCCGGATACAATGTCACGTTTTCGGAGCCGGCGGATGTCGGCGGCAATTATGGTTCTTTTGTCAAGCATCAGGAGCAGCGGGCGGCGCGGGGGATCGGCGGGCTGACTTATGAAAAGTTTACCGGGGATCTGTCCGGAGTGACTTATTCCTCTATCCGGGCCGGAAACCTCGAATTTCAACGCCAATGCAAGCAGTTTATTTTCAATGTCATGGCATATCAGATATGCAGGCCGGTTGCCAGGTATTGGCTTTCCCAGGTTGCGCTGTCGAATGCCATGCGCTTGCCGGGATATGCAAAGGACCCGAAATCTTACATGCGGATCAAATGGACGATTGACGGCTGGCCGTGGGTTGACCCCCTTAAGGACTTGAAGGCGTCAACCGGTCTTGTCCGCTCCGGGTTTTCTTCCCGGACCCAGGAGGTGGCTGAGCGGGGATTGGACGTTGAAGCGCTTGAGGAAGAAATTCAGGCCGATAATGAGCGGGCGGATGCGGCTGCCCTGGTGTTTGATTCGGACGCAAGGCCGTGACAATGCTTCGCAAGGAAACCGAAGGGAAAAACAGGAGGAAATGGTGATGGAAATACCGACCAGGCTTTTTAATGCAGCGTTGATGGTGGCGCCGCAAGCAGTTGATGAAATTCTTTCTGCAAAAACGGCGGGTATCAAGTCAAATGGCGTGACATTGCATGGCAAGGAAACGGCTGACTGCAAGAGTGCCGACAAATTTCAGGCGCTGGCCTGTTTTGAAAACGAGGTTGTGTTTGCGGATGCGGGTTACGCGATCATTGACGGCATTGCCCTGATCGAGATTTCAGGCGGGCTGACTTATCGCGCGTACAGTTGGTGGACCACGTCCTATTTGGATATCCGCGATAGTTTCCGGGCGGCGATGGCCGATGAACGTGCTGAAGGCATTTTGTTTCTTATAGATTCCCCAGGTGGTGAAGTCGCGGGCCTTTTTGATTTGGTGGATGAAATCTACCATGCAAGGGGAACCAAGCCTATCATTGCCCTTGCTGATGATGCGGCTTTTTCGGCTGCTTACGCGATTGCTTCCGCAGCGGATGAAATTTATCTGCCAACAACCGCGCAGGTCGGTTCGATCGGGGTTATCGCCATTCACATTGACCAGAGCGGTTACGACAAGAACCTGGGACTTCGATATACCACTATTTTTGCCGGTGATCATAAAAATGATTACAACCCGCATGAGGCGTTGAAATCTGATGCCAAGGAAGTGCTGCAAGCCCACGTCGATAAGCTCTACGACATGCTCACTGCGATTGTTGCGCGAAACAGATGTATGACACAGGCGGCGGTGATTGCCACGCAGGCGGGCTTTTATATGGGTGCAGAAGCTGTAGCGGCTGGTTTGGCGGATGGTATTTTGTCGGTAACGGATATCATGACAAGAATGAGTTCAAGCAAAGGAGATATGACTATGAATTTGAACGAAGTGAAGGATTTCATTAACCAGGCATTGGCGGAAAGCCTGTCTGAAGTGAAAAAGATGCTGGAAGGGATCGAGGCGCGCTTGATCGAGCCGGCGCCGGTGATCGAGCCGACCGACACCACTGACCCGGGCGCTGTGACCCCGACTGCCGGGGCGGGGGCTGGGGACATTGTGGAATTGTGCGACGTCGCGGAAATGCCGGAACTGGCTGGCCCCATGATCCGTGATGGACTGACGCTCGATGAGGCAAAAAGCGCTATTCTTGACGCCAAGGCCAAGGCGGCAGCGCATGCGCCTATTATATCCACTATCGGACCACTGGCCTCAAGTGAAAGCAACCCGCTTTTGGCTGATGCGAAAAAGCGTGCTGAACTTGTTTTGAAAAACAAATAGCGTCTTGGACAATAAGGAGAACGAACATGCAGACTGTATTGACTGAAGGAGCGTACCTGAATGATTTGCTTAAATGGGAAATGGAAAACAACCACTCCCGCGAGCATGTCACTGTATTGGCCGGACAAGACCTTGTTATGGGGTCTGTGATCGGGAAGATTAAAATCGGATCTGTGCCCACGACCGGTACTGCCGGAACCAACACCGGAAACGGCACCTGCGTTTCCGTGACCGGTGGCGCCAAAACCAAAGTAGGCGTTTATAACCTGCGATGCGTCGGGGTGGCTGCCAATGGCGGGATTTTTTCGGTCCGAGATCCGGATGGCGAATCATTGCCGGATGCCGTGATGGGCGCTTATACCAACCCGGCGATCAATTTCACCCTCACCGATGGCGCCACGGACTTTGCCCTCGGCGATTCTTTCACCATTACGGTTCCGGCTGGTTCCGGGAAAGTCAGAGAGCTCAATCTTACCGGGATTGATGGGTCTGAGGACGCTTATGGGATACTGACTGCCGGGGCGGATACGACGGATACGACCCGGAAACAGGTTGCCTACACCTCGGGTGGCGTTGCTGAGCTGCTGGCCGGCGAAACTTTGACCGGTGCAATAAGCGGAGCAACCGCGCAAGTTGTTTCATTTACTTTGAGTTCCGGAACCTTTGCTGCGGGTACTGCGGCAGGCACCCTCATTCTCGACAACCAGGTGGGAACTTTCCAGGCTGAAAACCAGAACAGCGCCCGGCAGACCAATATCTGCACGATTGGAGCTGACACATCTGCTTATAACTCTGACAGGCAGGCTGTTGCAATTGTCCGTGATGCCCAAATCGTTGCCGATTATCTGACCTGGCCGGCAGGCGCCTCGGATGCCCAAAAGGCTGCCGCACTGACCCAATTGGCGAACGCGGGGATTGTTACCAGAACGGATGTTTAAACAAAACAGGTGATGGGTAATAGGTTATGGGTAAAAAACCATCCTTACCCATAACCCCTTACCTATAACCTCTTACCCCCCAAAAAAAGGAGTATGAAAAATGTTGCTTAACCCTTTTGAAACAGATGCATTTAACTTGGTCTCGCTTACGAATGCAATCAATATCCTTCCGAACAATTACGGCAGACTGAGAGAGTTGGACGTTTTCCCCGATAAGGGGATAACAACCCGTGTGGCGCTGGTAGAGGAGCAAAACGGGGTACTTAACCTGTTATCAACGATGCCTGTTGGCGCGCCCGAACAGCAGAACCGAATGGGTAAAAGGAAAGTCAGGGCGTTCAGCGTCCCCCATATTCCCCTAAGCGATGTGATCCTGGCTTCCGAGTTTGAAGCTGTCCGTGAATTCGGCACAGAGAACCAGGCACAGACATTAGCCAGCATCATCAATAGCCATATGCAATCGGCCAAAAACAAGTACGCGATTACCCTGGAACATTTGAGGATGGGGGCGCTGAAAGGGATCATTCTGGATGCTGACGGGACCCTTCTGTACAATCTTTATACGGAATTCGGGATTGAACAGAATTACGTTGATTTTGATTTATCAACACCCACAACCGATGTCCGGGCCAAATGCATGCAAGTGCTTCGACTCATTGAAGACAATCTGCGCGGTGAGGTCATGACACAGCCGCGAGCGCTTGTTTCCGCCGACTTTTTTGATGCGCTGACCGGGCATGCGAGCGTCAAAGCCGTTTTTGACAATACCGCATTGGCCGTTCAAGTCATTGGCGGAGACATTAGAAAGGGGTTTTCCTATGGCGGGATTATTTTTGAAGAATACCGCGGCACTGCTACGGATGCCACGGGAGCAACCAGAAAATTTATAAATGACGATGAAGGGCATTGCTACCCCCAGGGAACGATGGACACCTTTAAAACCATTTATGCACCGGCCGATTTTCTGGAAACCGTGAATACTATCGGGATACCGCTTTACGCAAAACAGGATGACCGGCCGTACAATCGCGGTATCAATTTACACATGCAGTCCAACCCGCTGCCAATGTGTTTTCGCCCTGGAGTGCTCGTCAAACTGGTGGCGTAATGACTGACTTTGACACCCTACAAAACAGACTCTGGACGGATGTATTGGCCAGGCTCGGGGGAGTAGATGCCACATTTACCCCTTTGACCGGCGAGCCGTCCAGCTTCAAGGTGCTGTTTACCGAATCGATGCAGTTGCAGCCATCCGGCATGTCCCAAACATGGCTACAGGTGAATACCATAGAATATTCTCTTGCAGACCTGGCGCATGTAGCCAAAGTCGGAGAAACCTTTACGATTTACGGTACCCCATACGCCGTACAGTCCATTATGAATAATGACGGCTACGTTATCAAGGCGGTGGTCGGTGAGTGACAGCTTTATCATAAAGATTAACAGGGCTTCCTTTGATGATGCGATAGCAACACTGCAACTGCTGAAATCGTATCTGCCCACGCACGCCTGCACATCAATCACAGAAGGTGCAGTGCAATCCCAAAAAGATATTATCACTGAAACCGTCAAGACGCTGAATGTCGATGAGCTACATGTACGTGCTGAGATCGAAATGACAATACCCGATACTGAAACCCTCGACGGATACAAGGCGGAGATCATCTCAAAAGGAAAACCGATCAAGTTGATCGATTTTGCCATCGACGCAGCGGGATGGGACTGGCGGCACCCAAAATCGATAAACGTCCAGATATTTAAAGATGGCGTTACGCATGAATTCAGACATGTCTTTGTTTCAAAAGGCCACATGTATGGCCGCAAAAAAAACAAAGGGGGCGAAGCCGCCGGTCGCGTTTACGCATGGATGAAATACGTAGCCGGGGCTATGTCTCTCAGATACCCCATAGAACGCCTGCAAACTGTTCGTATTCAGGACATCCAGGCGCAACCTTATTTTATTGATCCGATAACGGAAGCCGGCGCCGAAGCCATTGTCACGGATTACAAAAAAGCCGTTGAAGAGGTTTTCGAAAGTGTCTGACACAAAACGTGAACTGATCATTCAAGCATGCCTTGCGCGCGCGGCAACCATCACCACGGCAAATGGGTATAACACAGACATGGGGCTGAATACCTTCCGCGCGATATCCAAAATAGATCCATCAAGGCTGCCGGCATGTATCATCTACCCGTTTTCCGAAACAGCAGAGCGGGTCGGCGGCGGAGAATACCTTTGCACGATGCCGCTTCGGGCTGAAGCTGTTGCTTTAACCGGGATAACGAACCCCTCAGTTCTTGCGGAGCAGATGCTTGGGGATATGCGGCAAGCTTTCATGGGGGCGCCGATTACGCCCCTTATTGAAGAAATAGCCTACACCTCCGGCGGCACGAATGATTTTTCGAAGAATGATTCAGTTTCGGTCATAGCGAATTTCACGATCAAATACTTTTCAACCATATCGACTCCATACACATAAAAAAAAGGGCCAACGATGACAACCGCGGAAAACTCATTGTTGTATTTTGAAAATGGACAAACCTTTGTGCCCATGGCCGTCTTGGCGGATGCGGGAGACCATAAGACTTATAACTCAGCAGCAGAAATCTGGTCTGATGAAGCCGGTTTTTCGCCTGTTGTCAAGCCGGACGGTGTTCTGACCGGCCTGGTTGTAACCCCGGCGATATCCGGCTCAAATGACAAGGTTGATTTATCGGCCGGTACCCTGAACCTGGCAGGCGTCGTGACAACTCTGACGGCAAGTGCGGATAACACCTGCCTGCGCGGCTCAGATACCAACATTTGCCGCATCAATTCCATCGCCATTACTTCAGCCGGGGTTCCCGCGGTCGTAAGTGGCTCGGACCACACGGCGTTTTCTGAGGAACGCGGCGCAAGCGGCGGACCCCCTTTCATCCCGGTCGGCAGCGTCGAGATTGCCCAGGTGCGTTTTTCATCCATCACGGCGGCGCCTGTAGCCGCCAGCGAAATCAAGGCCGTACCGAACCGGCACCGCGAAATGGCAAATTACCCGTCAATCATCCGGATCAACTCTATCCGCGAACAGGACACAATTCTGGGCGCTCCAGGTGTTGATTTCAGCACGGCCTTGATGCGCAACCATACAGGCAGCATCACCAAAAAAGTTTATGCCCAGTATTATGAACCGGATTTCACAGAAGTTCTGAATGCAACGGACTTTCAACCGGCCATAATCAGCATGACGACTTCTTCTCTGCCGGTTTACGGCGGCGCCATCGGGGAAGTCAGTTCAGCATTGAAAAACGGCAAATTCAAAGCCTTTTTAGAAAACGGTATTTCAGACGCAATTTTGAGAAAAGAAGGAAAGAAGATCTGGTTCAAGTATTACGCCGACAGACTCCAGACCGAAAATTATATCCTGACCCAGGGTTACCTCGGAATCACCCCGAATTACCCGGCACGGAGCAGCATTACCGCGGACTGCACCATCAATGCGTTAGACCCCGGAAAGAGAATCACCGGGTAAACAGAAGGGTGCAGGCATCAGGTAGCAGGGGGCAGGAACAAACCCTGAACTCTTTATTTAAAGGAGAAAGACCATGAGAAAATCTTTATTTGCCTGTTTGTTGATTGCTTTGCTGTTTGTACTGACCAGCCTTGCCACTGCCGGGGATATCAAAACCGATATTGCCGGTCACACTTACGATGTTACCCTTTCCGGAACCGTTTATGAAATCCTTTTCACCCAAGGGCCTTTTGGACCCGGCCCCTGCGGGAAAGCGGAACTGAAGGCCAATGGGGCTGTGCTTGCGACTTACGATTTTTATACCAACGGGGATCTGGTCATCATTACGAATTTCGCAAACTTTTATTACCGGGACTGGGAACTGATCTGGATTCAAGGGCAACTCCTGGTCCTGGATGGAGATTAAGATGCCTTTTAAATCAAAAGAGTATAAGAAAGCCAAATTTTCCTATCGGACTGGAGTCGTACTTTTGCCGGAATTAAAAGACTGGTTCGATGGCAATGGCCCGCCCGAATGGATCGTAAAAGGCCTGAACGGCAATGAACTGGCACACTGCAAGGAAATGGCCGCACGAAACAGAAAGACCATCAAGTCATTACTTGAAACCCTTGTCAAAGAACAGTCGGAAGATGCCGTTAAAGCCGTGAAACACCTGACGGGCACCGATGGATCGGTGCCAATGGATATCGCCCTGCGGGCGGAACTTCTGGTTGCCGGAAGTGTGGACCCGCCCTGTGATATTGTTCTGGCACTCAAACTGAACATGACGCACCCGATTGAATTCCAGTACCTGACAAAAAGAATCGAATCCTTGACCGGAATGGGTTACGAGCCGGGAAAATCGAAGCCCTCTGGAATCGAGCCGACACCAGAACCCTGATGAATCTTTGTGCGTCCAGGGGGCGTTTTTTGTTTGAAGTAAGACCGGATATTTTCCCGCAAGGCTTTTTAACGGACGATGAAATGTACTTGTGGGGCCTCTACTATCTGGAAAAAAACAGGAGAAAACAGCTTGGCCGATCTTGAAAAAACAGTCCAGATTATCTTCGAAGCAATCGACAACATGACGGACCCCATTGGTGAAATGGGTACCGCGTTAAGCGGTTTCGGAGGCATGGCAGGTGATGCCGCTGAAAAAGCCGACGGCCTGGGCGATGCCATCGAGACAATACCTGCAGAACTGAGGCTTGATATCACCCTTACGGATAACGCAAGCGGGAGCTTAAACGATATCCAGCAGGGGATGGACGATATCCCCGAATCCGTGGAACTTGATATCGGCGTTGAGGCCGGTGATTACAGGTCGATTTTTGATGATTTTTCAGAAAGTATTGATACCGCAAGACAGGAAATTGAAGACCTTTTTGCCGACCAGCCCTGGGAACTGAAAGAATTTGAAGCCGAAGCATGGCGACAGGCGATCGATGCTGACATGGAGATGAAAAATCAAGAATTCGAAGCCCAGAAAAAACTGATCGATCAACAGCTTGAATTGCTGGATTCAAAAAAAGCCCTGTTGGAATCCGGACAGGCGCTTATTACCGTCGATACAACCGGCCTGGAACCTGTATTTGAAGACCTTATGATGAACTTTCTAAAAAAGTGCCAGGTTAATATCAGTGAAAACTTTCCAGCCGTCTTGGTAGGGATTGCCTAAAGGTATGCTGATATCGCTTTCCTCAATAAACGCAGGAAGTTTCACCTTCCTTGATATAAACGCTGCCCTGCCGCGAGAAGGAAGCCGCAGGCTTTCCCGGACCGCCACACTTGACGGCGGTGCTGTCATTACAGATGGAGGCGTAACGGATGCCGACAGGAGTTTTGACTTTACTGCGATACAGGCACCGGAAGACACCATTGAAACCCTATGGGCGATGTTTCAGGCTGAAGACCTGGTGCACCTATCTTGCCCGGAGGGTGTGTTTACGGGGTACCTGCAAAGAGTAAAAATAACCGCTTCCGGCGTAAATATAAGCTTTATGGTTCACGAAAAATTGACATAAAAAGCAGGTGATGGGTCATAGGTAATTGATATAACCATCCTTTACCCAAAACCTATTACCTATAACCCCTTACCCAGATTTTAGGAGAGGGAAAAATGGCAATCGTTGTAACGGTCCCCAACCACTACAAGTACCTGCTCAAAACAAAGCAGATAGACGAGTTGAACGATACGTATAAGATCATCCTGATGAATACGACATTTGCTTATAACAAAGATACTCACGCAGAGCTTGCAGACGTGACGGCGGACCAGTTGGCAACGGGGAATGGTTATACCCAGAACAGCAAGACCTTGACCGGAGTTTCTGTAACAGAAAACGATACCACGGACAAGGCTGAAACAAGATGGTCAAATGTATCCTGGACGGCTTCCGGCGGATCCATCGGGCCAAGCGGCGCGGCGATTATTTATAACGACACAGTTACGGGTAAACCGATTGCCTGCTGTATTGATTTCGGGGTTGATAAAACGGCTGAAGACGGCACGGGGTTGTTGATCGAGACACCTGGACTTGATCTATCGTAAAGGCAAAGGCGGAAGTCCATGACGACATTTTACCTTGATCCTGCAGGTGGAAATGATTCAAACGATGGGTCCACCTGGGCGCTGGCCTGGAAAACGATTACCACCGGCGCAACAGCGGCAAGGATCACCCCAGGGGATACGATCAAGGTTGCAAAATCCCCGAACCCAACCAGTATCGGAAGCGCAACATGGAATAACCTGTCCAAAACCGTTACCCTTGCCTCGGCTTTGACCGCAAACGTGGAGCTGTGTGAAACGGCGTGGTCAGCGACTGCGAACATAGCTGTCATAACAAGCACCACCTATCGAAAAGAAGGCAGTAATAATATACAAATCACGCCTGCCGGAGCCTTTACCACCGGGAAAATGGCATATAAGGCACTCGGGAGCGCGGTTAATTTTTCGGCATATCAACAGCTTTCTTTCTGGATTCGAACAAGCGCGGTTGTGGGGGCCGGTGTATTAAAGCTGTGCCTTTGTTCTGATACAGCCGGAGACACGATTGTAGATGAATTCGTTATTCCGGCGATTGATTCCTCTGCATATAATTACCCCTTTACCATAGACAAAGGTTCAGCGCTCGGCTCATCCATTCAATCCGTGGCCCTTTATGCAATCACCGACCCCGGTACAACAGTTTTCATGCTGGACAATATTATCGCCTGCAAGGCGAGCAGTGCTGCCGATGCCTTGAGCCTGACAAGCCTCATATCGAAGAATTCAGCAGCCAGCGGCGGGGATGAAGGCTGGTACCCGATACAGTCCATCAACGGCACGACGATATTGTTGGACAACGGGCCGCCGACTGTAGCAAGTTCAGGCCGCGGCTATTACGGAACGACTGAAACCGTGACGACATACCGACGGGAAGGTTTCAGAGTCGCATACACCGCCTGCACAATTCAGGATTCCGGAACAGCCGGAAGTCTGATCGAGTTCCAGGGGGGCTATAATACGTCCACCGGGAACCAGGACGGCGAAACCTATTTCGACGTGGGTTCAGGCAGGGGCGCCGGGATTGATTTTACAGGCAAAAGCTACGTTCTGACCAACAGACTGAACATGGTCCGGGCTGCTTATGCCGCTTATTTTGCTTCTGCTGCATCTTTTTGTGAAATGATCGCCCACAGCCTGTGCGGCAACGGAAGCGCCGGTGTTTACATCTACGGGGTGAGTTGTTGCAAGGTTGACGTAAAAAACGCCAACAACAATTCCGGCTCGGGTGTTTTGTATGCGGGCACAAATAACGTCGGCAACGAAATCACCCTGGTCAATGCCAATAACAACAACAATAGCGGGATATCGATTGCAGCGGCCTACGCGAACAAACACACAGCGGAGAATGTTTGTAACAATGGCGCCTCTAATATTTTACTCGGGACAAACTCGATCCGGAACACATTCAAAATAACGAACAGTAAAAATTCCGGCGCCTACGGCTTTTCTTTTGATACCTCCCCTGCCCTGGATAATAAAATCAGCGGAACAACCACAGCATCAAACGCCAGCGGAGCTGTAACGGCTGCATCTCCGGGCACCCAGTTTTTCAGGAGCTGCACCTTCGGAGAAACCATCAAGGTTGCAAACCAAACGGCCTGGCTGAATGGCAGGGTTTGTTTGAACGCCCACGACGGATCACCGGATAATAATTATATCTACACTGACGGCGGAATCATCAATTCCCAATCGTCCGTGAGGCACACGGCGGCCGGGATTGCATGGCAATTATCGCCGATATCCGCAAATCGGAGCGCCTACTATCCACTTTTTATGTCGCTGGCAAAAATCGCGGTTGCCGCAAGCACGCAGGTGACTGTCACGTGCTGGTTCCGAAGAACCAACACCGGAATCACCGGAAAGCTTGTTTGTCGCGGCGGGCAGATTGCCGGGGTCAGTGCGGACGTTTCCGTCTCGATGTCAGCGGCGCAGGACACCTGGGAACAACTTACCATCACCTTCACGCCGACGACTGCGGGCGTGGTGGAGATTGAAGCCCTGGCCTACGGCGGCACAACTTACAGCGTTTATATTGACAACCTCGAATGCAGCCAAGCATAGGCCGGTGAATAGGTGAAACGATGAGAAAGTCAAAAGTTTGGGTCCAGATTTTTTTATTTGTCGTTTCGGTGCATCTGGCATGGGACGCCAACAAGGAACCTAAGCTCAGCGGGTACAAGCTCTACTACGGCAAGGCAACCCGGAATTACAGCGTTGTCGTTGATGCCGGCAAGGTAACGGATTACGTGCTGACAGGGGTTTCGGAAGACAATCCCATTTTCTTTGCTGTAACGGCTTATGACACAAGCCGCAATGAAAGCGCCTACTCAGAAGAGCTGGAATGCGCTGTGGTTAAAGAAGAAATCACCGGGACGGGAAAAGCAACCATCACCAATACTGTCACGGGGTGGGCGTCTTCGACGACAAAACAGCTTTTCGTCATCGAGAAAAACAGAAATAGATCGCTGACAATAACTTTAACGCCGGAAGACCCAAGCAATTTCGTTTCAGCGGTTCGGCTCAATGGAAACTTGTTGACGCTCACGGCCCCGAAAATAACGATCGAGAACATCACCGGGGACCACCTCTTGAATTTTGACATAAAGAAATTGTTCGCACCTTCAGGCGCAACGGTGAAATAAAACGCCATGGCATTGCCGACTTTTAATAATTTAAAGGGCCTGGACGTATCCTTCAACGGAGAGCCGTTCTGTAATGTCTCGATAGGTAACGGCAGCCTTGACGGCCTGGATACGGCTTACGAAGGGGAACCGTTTTCCGGAACCAAAGCGGCCAGCGGCGGCGGTGTCGATATACAACCGGACCCGGGCCTTATAACGGCAAGCGGTTTTTTTGCCGGGCTTAAAATAAATTTACCCAGCGCTCCGGGGGTGATTGCATCGGCTGGCGTGTGCGGGAATATCAGTGTTTTCGAATCCGGCGAAATAAGACCCGAACCTGGAACGGTAGCGGCAACAGGGCGGGTTGAAGGCATCATGATGGTGATACCTTCGCCAGTGGGCCTGGCAGGTGCGGAAGGCACGTGCGGCGGTGTTGTAATCGCAGCCGTTATGCAACCGGCGCCGGGTGAAATAAGCGCCTCGGGGGCATTCTCATGGATCGGACAAAAAATCAGTCCGCCGGCGGCGCAAATAGTCAGCGGCGGGAATATATCCGGCATGCTCTGTGTTTTGTCGGCAACACCTGCCACGGGGCTTTTGACGGGCGGAATAGCGGGCATTCGGTGTGTTTCCGTTACAACCGGGGTGCAGCGGCGGTATGAATGCAAGATTCAATGTGTCGGTTTTGACGACATCATCGTACCGGTCTCGGCATTTTCGTCAAGGCAGCGCCATGGATACCCGTCGTATTCGGAAATAACGATACCGGGACTCCAGCACTTTGTGGAACTGGCTGCGCGGCATGAAGGATATCTTGTGGTATCGGCCATCATCGCAAAAGGGAACGAAATTTTATTGAGGGAAGACATTTTTAACGCCCCTATCGATAAGATGACCATTACGGGAAATCAGTCCCTTCAGCACATGGTGTTGTCCGGCACCCGGCCTGCAGAAGAAAACCCAGGGCCACAAACAGCACCTTTGCGCGGGATCGTTTACCGGTGTCTTTCATATGGAAAGCTGGCGTTACGGGCTGCGGTTACGGACCTGTACTTGAAACCCGGTGATACGGTCACCTATGACGGCGACAGCTTTACCGCAAGAACCATCACGCATACTTTTTCACCCACAGGGGCTTTCATGGAAGTCAGGGAGTCGGATGTATGAAGTATAGAGTATGAAGTATGAAGTATGAAACGGTTGGATTTTCATTGGAGGAATAATGAGCGCAACTGTTGTGAACTGTAAGATGACAAAGACGGGACTGACAGACCTCATGATTCCCATCAGTTCTTTCCAGGTTTTCAGGCGGCGAGACGGGACGCTCGGCTTGCAGGTTACAACCCGCAGATTTGATCTTTCGGGGGCAATTGCAGACAGGGCAAGGGGCTATGTTGTCGTAACCGCAACCATTGATGGGGCAACGGAAGAGATCGGGACAGCCAAAGTAACCCGGATACGGCTTGATGAAGGCCCGATGAATAAATCGATCACCATCCAGGCGACGGCGGAATAAACATGGGAAAAGGTGAAATCATATCCGGCGGCGAAGATGGCCAGTACCAGGTGAGACTGAAATACTTCCGGGATACGCTTAACGAAAAACTGGCCCTGCTCGATTCGAAAATTGCCGAACAGGAAGTAAAGATTGGTGAATTGCCGGAAGGCAAGGACCGTAACCGGGCAAAACTGACACTTGTGGTGCTTGAACAGGAAAAAGAACTTTTCAAGGCCCTGCCGGAAGATCCGGAAATAGATGCGTGGTGCGCGGATTTGTCAGAAGCCCTGTCCGGAGCGGTTGGAATGATCGAAATCGGCGGACAGCTTTCACCCGGCAAGGTGATGATCCGCCCAGGTTATAACGGCAGAGCGGACTTTGACGCGGGGCGTGACGGGCAACTCGTGCACTTTCTAGCCCTGAAACCCTGGCTGGCACTTTACAATTTTGTCCTGATGCCCGGTTGGCAAAAGTGGATGCCGACATATCGGGTCGGGACGATCACGGAAATTGATGAAGACACATGCAGCGTTACAATCGATAGCGTCATATCCATCCATCAAGGCCTCGATGTGACCGGTCAAAATAGTTTGTCCGGCGTGGCCATTGAATACATGAATTGCAATGGAGCGGCTTTCGAGGTCGGAGACCGGGTGATCGTGGAGTACCGAAACCGCTCCATCGAAGATGACGAAACGCCGGTTGTAATCGGGTTTGAAACCAACCCGAAGCCTTGCGAATGCAACATTCGGATAAAAATAAACGGGAACACCCCGACAAAAATCAAGACGGTTTATCTTGTGGAACAGGAATCCGGGAAGGTGCACACGGCAAGCAGTCACGCGCCTATCAGTCCGCCCTCCCCTCTGCACGCTTATGATGTGTGCGGACCGTTCAGTAAAGTGGTTTTTCCGGCAAAACTCTATCTGGCCAAGATAGACGGGACGGGGGATGCCATGTTTGAGTTCTGGTGCGAATGTGAGGACGGAGAGCCGGACCATGAGCATTTCGGGTCAAGCATATACCCGAACGAATACCCATACGGGAGTTACCTTTCCGGAGGGCTCAGGGGCCATGAGTCGCTTCCGCATACCCGGGAGGTTGTCGCAAAAAAGATCGAACGGGCACAATATGCAGCCACGTTGACGGAGCGCCCGGAGTTGGCAACGGTGCATAATTTCGCAAACATGAAAGTCCTTATGATCGCGCTTTATCAAAAGCTGGATGATGAGGGGTGCGGAGAACTGATACCAGTTACGGATAAAAAGTATTACCCGCAGGTATGGCAAGGGTTTTACCCGCAGGTCCCCGGAGGTGCATATCCTCCAGATACCGACTGTCCGGGCTGGGGAGTGGGGAACCAATGCGAATCGGGATATTTCGGAGAGGAGTTCGGCGACCCGATTTATGATGATTTTGCTGCACAATACACGGGCGGCGCCCTGGTGCCGAATGATGCCGTAGCCATTTTCACGGACGAAGATGGACTGAACCCGGCGCATACGACGTGGGAATGGAAGATACAGAATTTTTACCCGCACCCGGAACCCGACTTTGTTCCGCGGTATGAAGACGGGGCCTTTTGGAGGGTGTCTGCTGTGGACACGCCGATTGACAGGATATAAGGGGGCAGAATCAACCATGGAAAGCTGGGTCCAGATAGCACTTTCTTTAGGGGCGTTTACCATCGTCAATCTGTCTGCAACGGCGTTTCTCATCGGAAAGATCGTGCAAACCGTCAAGGAACACGGGGAGCAGATCGAAGAGATAAAAGAGGAATACTGCAAGATCAAAGACAGGCTGATCCCGTTAAACGGAGATAATAGGTTGATTACGGTCAAAGAATGTGCAGCCAAGCAGGCCGTTATCGTATTGGGGATCGCGGAGATTAAAAGCATGCTTAACATTGCCGATCAACGCCATGAAGACCGGATGTCCAGAATTGAGGCAAGACGGGATGAGCTCGTGGCATTGGTTTTTAACCTGACAGGAAAACTTGACGGGGTCAAAGGAGGGCCAAGAAATTGATGGATTTTATAACATTGACACAAGAAGCAACGGAAAAGGTTTTTCTTGCCCTGGTGGTCTGGCGCGAGTCCCGGGGGGAATCGAACGAAGGAAAGGCGGCGGTGGCATCAAGCATTTTGAACCGCGTGCACAGGCCGTCATGGTGGGGGCATGACGTACTCACGGTTGTTTTCAAAAAATGGCAGTATTCGTCCTTGACTGACCCAAAAGATAAGCAGCTTGCGACATGGCCGCAAAAGTACGCTCCGGACTGGATCGAGTGTTTGCAGGTCGCAAGCAATGCCGTTGACGGGATACTGAAAAATCCGGTTCCTGGTGCGGATGGATATTACGATGTATCCATACCGGCGCCCGACTGGGCAACGCCCGAAACGTTTGTCAGGCAGATCGGGAAGTTGAGGTTTCACAATCTGGACCATGACATTGAAAAAGAGGAGTTAAAAACATGAAAGCATTAATTCTGGGATTCATCATCATCATCATTGTTGTTTTGTTGTCAATTGCGCCGGCTTCGGCAGCGCCTTTTCTGGTGTCGGACCCAGTAGCGTCGGCAATCGGCGCATCTTTTGAGATACAAGATAAAGCCGGAGCCGTTATTGCCGTAAAAGCCAACCAGGCTGACGGGTCGATCCACTATGACCTGCAAAATGTCACTGTCGGCATCAACACCTGGCAGATCAGATATGTGGCCGATAACGGGGTGTGGGGTAAAGCGTATACCGCTTTCATCCCTTTCGACTTCAAGAGACCTGGAAGTGCAATCGACCCTATAAAGGGGCTGCGACTTGCAACGGAGTAATCAAGTTCGAAGGATTGTGATGGCATGAATATTTTACTGGTGGTCCCGCATTATCCGGATTCGTTCTGGGCTTTCAAAACCATTTTGCCTTTTGTCGGTAAAAAGGCGGCATGTCCGCCGCTCGGCATGATAACCGTGTCGGCCATGCTCCCGAAAGACTGGAATAAAAAGCTGGTGAATC